GATGGAGCAGGGTGTAATTACGCTTGTTCCGGGGCTTGCCACGTATGCATTACCTACAGACACCATTGATTTGTTAGAGCACGTTATTCGTACTGGATCTAATACAGCTTCTACTCAAGCTGATTTGACTATTACACGCATTAGCGTTTCTACCTATGCAACGATACCAAACAAGTTACAACAGGCGCGACCGATTCAAGTATGGATCCAGCGGTTATCTGGCGAGACAAATCCTACAAATGGTGTACTTGATGGTGCAATCACCTCCACGGCAACGACGATCACGCTTAACACGGTGGTTGGACTAGCTGGATCAGGTTTTATTCGCCTTGGCACAGAAGATATCTACTACACATACGTATCAGGGAATACCCTAGGTGGCGTATATCGTGGTCAAAACAACACTACAGCAGCCGCACAAACAGACGGGACTGCGGTGTTTGTTCCTCAACTACCAGCTATTACTGTGTGGCCCACACCTGATAACTCTACTACCTATCAGTTTGTGTACTACAGGCTGCGTAGAGTGCAAGATGCTGGCGCGGGTGCTGAGACAGCCGACATGAATTTTAGGTTTTTACCATGTGTTGTGGCTGGATTGGCGTATCACATTGCTGTCAAAGTTCCTGAATTGATGCCCCGCATCCAGATGCTCAAACAGATTTACGACGAGACATTTGACATAGCCGCAGGTGAAGATCGAGAAAAAGCAGCTATTAGGTTTGTTCCTCGTCAGATGTTTATTGGAAGTGGCGGAGGTTACTGATGGGTAATCGGTTCGCATCCGGCAAGATAGCGATTGCTGAATGTGATCGTTGTGGCCAACAGTACAAGTTAAAAACGCTTAGAACTGAGATCATTAAGCAACGTCAGTATCAGTTGTTGGTTTGTCCTGAGTGTTGGGATCCTGATCAGCCTCAGTTAATGCTGGGAACATTTCCAGTAGATGATCCACAAGCCTTGCGCAACCCACGTAGGGATACAACGTATGTCACTTCTGGTGTTAATGCTGCTGGTAATTTGTCTGGTGGTTCACGAGACATACAATGGGGCTGGGCACCTGTAGGCGGGGCTAGATTAAATGATGATGGATTGACACCAAATTACTTGGTGGCAACGACATTTGTTGGTACAGTAACGGTATCTTAAGGAGCTTAATATGGACAAAGCGGATTTAAAACAAGACAAGAAGATGATGGCTGGAGCCGTGCATAAGCATGAGAAAAAGCTGCATCCCGGTCAGCCTATGACTAAACTTGCTAAAGGCGGCAAGACAAACTCTCAGATGAAAACTCTGGGTCGTGGTTTGGCTAAAGTAGCTAATCAAAAGAAGTCTTCTTTTACATACAAAAAAGGCGGCTAATCATGGCTACATTTAGTAAAAAAATGATGGGTAAGGAAGTTGGTGATGCTTCAGTCTATGCCACACCACATACTATGTCTGGCAAGGTTGTCAAAGCTTCTACCAACCCCGGCTCCGGCCCTGACCATAGCGATGCCAATACAGTCAATATGACTGTAGGTAACATCAATCGTCGTCCACAACCAGCAGCTAAAACAACTGGTATCAAGATGCGTGGTGCAGGTGCGGCGACTAAAGGTTTTATGTCACGAGGCCCAATGGCATAAACTATGGCACTGACATACGCCCAACTTGTGGCTGCGGTAACGGATTACACGCAGAACACATTTGACACGACTACGATCAATGTAATGATCAAGCAGGCGGAGCAACGCATCTATAACACGGTGCAGATTGCTAACTTGCGTAAGAACGTGACGGGTGTATTGTCAAACGGTAATAAGTACTTGGCTTGTCCAGAGGATTTTCTTTCGACGTACAGCCTTGCTATATACCCGTACAACGCAACAACAGCTACCGGCACTGCTGCTGCAAAGACTATTGTTGTAGCCAGCGCAACAGGTATTGCAGTAGGCCAGCAAGTTACAGGTTCAAATATTGGTACTAATGCTTTGGTGCGTAGCATCAACGGCACGACAATTACTTTGACTGTAGCCAATAGCGGCACTGTGAATGGTGCTGTGGTTTTCCAAGGTGACTATCTATACTTGCTCAATAAAGATGTTAACTTTATCCGTGAAGCATATCCATTGAGTGCAGGTGTATCTGAGCCTAAACATTACGCCATCTTTGGCCCGCAGTCGGCTAACGTCAATGAGCTGTCGTTTATTCTTGGCCCTACGCCTAATGCTAACTACTACGCAGAACTACACTACTACTATTACCCAGAGTCTATCGTGACGGCTTTGACTACATGGCTGGGTGATAACTTTGATTCTGCATTGTTGTACGGCACGCTTTGTGAAGCAGGTTCTTACATGAAGAGTGCGCCAGAAGACGGTATGTACAAGCTGTACCAAGAACGGTATATTGAATCTATTGCACTTCTCAAGAACTTGGGTGATGGTAAGCAACGTGCTGATGCGTACAGAGATGGTCAAGTTAGGATTCCTGTGTCATGAGTAACATTCTTCAAACTCAGACGACTAGCTTTAAGAAGGAGCTATACACAGGCGTCCACAACTTAGCTACCAATACGCTAAAGATTGCCCTGTACACGGCTGCCGCTAATTTAAACGAAGCAACTACTGCGTATTCTTCTGTAAATGAAGTTAGTGGGGGTGGTTATACCCTTGGTGGCGTAACGCTGACAGGCGTAACCATTAGCTCATCTGGATATACAGCTTTTGTAGACTTTGCTGATGTGGTGTTTAACGCATCCGTGACGGCTCGTTGCGCACTAATTTACAACGATACCGTTGTCGGTAAACCATCTATTGCTGTGTTGGACTTTGGGTCTGACAAAACATCTACCAATTTCACCATCACAATGCCTGCTAACACAGCCACGGCAGCATTGATCCGTTCTTCTAATTAAGGAGCCTCACATGAGCTTGGACAAAATCACCGCTACCGACCAAGTAGCAGCAATTACAAAATACAACACCACGCCCTCTGATGAGATGGCTATCCATGGTACATACCATGCTGTTTGCTACAGCATTGATGGCTTTGTCAAATGGGACGAACCTATCCAGAACTTGGTAACGACTGTTGGTAAAAACTTGACCTTGGATACCATCCTTGGCAACTCAGCCGCTGGCGCAGTTGTGATGGGCTTAAAGGGTGTGGGTTCAGCTAACGTGGCTGATACACAAGCATCCCACGCAGGCTGGTTGGAAGTGGGTGGTACTAACGCCCCTGCTTATTCTGGTAGCCGTCCTACGCCTTCATTTGCTTCTGCCGCCGCTTCTAGCAAGGCTACATCTTCTGCCGTGTCATTCTCTATGACCAGCACAGGTACTGTGGCGGGTTGCTTTATCAACATTGGCGGTAGCGCAACTAAAGATTCAACCACCGGCACATTGTTCTCTGCGGGTGATTTCTCTAGTTCTAAGGCTGTTGTTAACGGCGACACGATTGCGGTAACGTACACATTAACATTGACTTGATATGGCGTTAGCTTGGGGTGACGGCGCATGGGGTGATAACGCATGGGGCGGGGGAGAGACTTTCCCCGTCAGCGTTACTGAAACTACCGCATTAGCCGAGTCCCAAGCTGTTGGGTTTTTAATTGATGTAAGTATTACAGAGTCGTTGACCGGTGGTACGTCTTGGGGTCAAGACGCTTGGGGTGCTGATTCGTGGGGTGGTACGGCAGGCATTCAGGATATTCAGACTGTAGCTCTGACGATGAATGTGGCAGTATCTGAATCTGCGGCTATTGCTGAAGACCAGTCTGTTGTTGCTAACTTTACAGGGTCTGTAACGGAAACTGCGGCTATTGCGGAGACAAACGAGGCGATAACCAGCTACAACGTCAGCGTGTCAGATAGCCAGACCATTACGGATGATGAGGCAGCGCAGACAAGTTACAACGAGAGCGTGTCGGATTCAGTGGGAATTGTGAGTGTAGAAGAGGCGGTTGCTACATTCTTAGGTGATATATCGGAGTCGATTGCAATAGCAGAGGCACAGGTGGCTGTGCTAATTATGGCCATTGTAGAGTCGATGGCTATTGAAGAAGGAACGACTGTAGGTACGTATTACCAAGAGTTTTTAACTGAGTCTGCGGTAATCACGGATATAAATGATGGCGGTGCAAACTACCAAGTAAGCCAGACGGAAACGATGGTAATAACAGAAACAAATGGTGGGCGATTCTTGTGGGAAATTATTGATGACACACAAGGCGTTACATGGCAAAATATCAGCAATCCGCAAACGCCGGGCTGGGGTGCTGTTGATACAACGGAATCGCCCGGTTGGACAGTAATTTCTACTCAGTAGGAGAATTAAATGGCAAATACATCGCTAATTGGACTAACCCTCCCAGTACAAGGAACTCTATCCGGTAGCTGGGGTAACACGGTTAACAATGCGATCTCCCAGATTGTGGACGTTGCCGTTGCTGGCACACAAACAATTACGGTTGATACAGATATTAACTTGGCGGTTACAGTAGGTAGTGATTCAACTACAGGGCTAACAGCCAATAGCTCTCAGTACGCAGTTCTCCTGTGTACTGGCGCACGTACAGCACTACGTTTCATTAACACCCCCAAACAGTCTAAGACCTACGTTGTTATCAACGATACAACAGGCGGCTTTGCGGTAACAGTTCGCGGTGGCCCTACATCTCCTACAACGGGTGTAACGGTGGCGGCGGGTACTCGTGCAATCATTGCTTGGAACGGCTCTGACTTTGTTAATGTAGGTGGTGGTTCTGCGGCTGGCTCTAACACGCAGGTTCAGTTTAATAGCTCTGGTTCATTTGGTGCTTCTGCTAACCTGACCTTTGACGGCACAACGCTGACAGCCAATGACCTTATTGACTCCTCCCTGACAGCCAGTAAGCCTGTATTTACCAATGGCACTAAGAACTTGGTGTCTACGGGAACGCTTGGTGTTGACCAAGGCGGTACAGGTTTAACTACGTTGACGGCTAACAACGTCATTCTGGGTAACGGAACATCCACACCCACTTTTGTTGCACCCAGCACAAACGGTAATGTTTTGGTGTCTAACGGCACAACGTGGACATCTGCTGCACCTGCGGCATCTGGTGTATCTCAAGCGAGAGCAACGGCTATCGCAATGGTCTTTGGCTTTTAAGGAACTATCATGGCAAATCCAAATCTTTTCGCCGCGACCACAGCGTCAGGCACAACTACATACCTCACACCCGGCGGTACAACCGCTGTTATTCTTGTGCCTAATGCGGCTTCTAGCGGTCAGGTCTTCAAGATTAATCAGATCGTTGCGGCTAACGTGAACGGCTCTGCGGCGGTGGACGCTACGGTGTCTATCTACACTAACGGCGCTGTGGCTCAAGGCTCTGCACCTGCGGGCGGTACAGCTTACCCAATCGTATCTACAGTGTCTGTCCCTGCTGACGCTTCGTTGATTGTTGTGGACAAAACTACAGGCTTGTACTTGATGGAAGGCACTTCAATTGCTGTTACATCTGGCACAGCCAGCGGTATTACATACAGCATCAGCTACGAAGTCATCAGCTAATCTAGGGGTCTAGTTCATGTCCAATCGCTACAAAGGCGCGGTTATTTCCGCAACTCCACCGACTACTACAGGTGGCTCGTCAGGCACTGCGTCTGGAGCATGGACATTAGAGCAACAGATGCAGTTGAGAGCGGCTGGATTGTGGCCTACTCAACCACCGCCACCTAATATTGAAGATGTGTTCAGCACGTACCTTTACACGGGAACGGGTAATGCGGAAACAATTACTAACGGGCTTAATTTGTTGGGTAAAGGTGGATTGGTTTGGGTCAAATCGCGTAGCAATACAGGTAATAATGTATTAAATTCAAATACAAGTGGTGGTACTACCACTGCGTTTAATTTAGCAAATACTACATGGACTGGCAGCAGTAACATTTTAGATTTCTTAAGTAATGGTTTTACTATAAAAGGTGATTTTGGCACTGATGGTATAACTTTAGGGCGTACCTATTGCACATGGGCATTTCGCAAACAAGCGAAGTTTTTTGATGTTGTGACATATACAGGGACGGGTTCAAACACAACCATTCCGCATAGTCTTGGTTCAGTGCCGGGCTGTATTATAGTCAAATCAACAAGCGGCCCTGATGTTAACTGGGCTGTTTACCATAGAAGTTTAGCCAATACGCAATACCTTGTTCTCAACAGCACTGCCGCCGCCGCCACAGGCGCAACTTGGTGGAACAGCACAACTCCCACATCCTCAGTCTTTAGCGTAGGCACTGATGCAACCGTAAACGCAAATAATTATGGGCAGACTTACGTAGCCTACTTATTCGCCCATGACGCAGGAGGCTTTGGTCTGACTGGTACAGACAATGTGATTTCGTGTGGGTCGGTAACTGGCAGTCAAACAGTAAATCTTGGATATGAGCCTCAGTTAGTTATATCTAAATGCGCTGGTTCTACTGGTGACTGGTCAATTGTAGATAATATGCGTGGCGCACCAACACCATCATCTGGAACTACACCATATTCAAATGTTCTTGTGCCAAATACTTCTGCGGCAGAAACAACGGCTGGGTTGACTGGTTCAGCAGTAATTTTTAACTCTACTGGTTTCAGATTAAATCCAGACACTGTTACTGCTGCAACCTACATCTACATAGCCATTCGCAGAGGCCCGATGGCAGTGCCTACAACAGGTACAAGTGTGTTTTCAATGTCTAGTCAGGCAAACAATACCACTTACCCGTATGCAAACAACTTTAACGCAGGTTTTCCACCCGACTTTGCAATTCTTAAAGTACTCGATTTAACAAGTGCGTGGAGGCAAAGGACTCGCTTGTCGGGGAATACATACCTGATATTTGACTCAACTAATTCCGAAGCTTCGCAGGTTGAGGAAATTGGGGTTAGCGCTACACAAAATATAC